TGGCCAGACTTCTTTTTAGCCCTTGCGGGTACAACTTGTGTGTTAGGCAATGCCATTTTTAACTACTCCAATTAAGCTAATCTGCCTCTAGTATCAATCCATCCATCAGTAGCAATTCTGAGGGTTCTGCCAGCAGCATCTGCTCGTGATCTAATTCTAGCATTAGTGTCTGTAGTGATTCTAAGTGTTTGTGTATTGCCGGAACTAGCTACTCCAAATAATGTAGGCAACCCATAAGTGGTTCTATCAGGACCAGAAAAGTCTATATTAATAGAATACAAAAGTATTTCCCAAGTTGTGGTATCAAAACCATAGGCCCTGATCATTGCCTCTACATTGACACCAGTAGGTACTGACAAAACGCGGTTAGCGTTTGAGGTGCCTTGTGTTCCATCATAGTCGAGGATAGCCGTGTACCACAGAAACTCATCTCCAATTTGTTTGAATAATCCAAGTCCTGTAGCGGCTGTATAATAAACAGAACCAATACGACGCTTCTTGGTATAGTTAGTTGGCATTGTCGGTGAGGTTGCAGAAGTAGAAAATAGGACATCAACTACACCTGTGTCTGGTCTTAAAATTAACCACACATGATACCATGTACTGAGTGCTACCGATCCAGTATCCAAACCACCATTTCCAGAACCGACAGCCCAAGCATCGTCAATACGTTTAGTAATGGGAGAAGAGAGTTGCATTGAAGTATAAGCAGAGTCATCTGATGTAGCAAAACCAGTAGCAATGTCTATATCATTGTTAGGATCAGTTGTGTTATTAGAGAGAGTTAGTCCAAAAATACTTCCGGGAAAGTAGGAAGGCAAGGCCCATTCAGGAGCAGTAGCACCAGAGTTTACTCTCAATACGTAGTTAGCAGTACCAATTGGTAGTTGGCTAAGATTGTCAGCACCTGCTCCATATAGAATATCACCAGCAGCAATTGTCATTCCAGAGATGTCAGCCAGTGTGGCATCATAGGCTTGTACATTGGTGCCGATAGTTAGTCCTAGGGTTGTCCTAGCAGTAGAAGCATCAGCATCATCAATCAAGGATCTACCAAAAGTGGTGATTGCAGTCTCGGCCCAAGTGTCAACACCAGTGGTGTATGCAATCTTGTCAGCAGCAGTACCTAGAGAGGCCAAGGAAGCCAGTGTAGCGTCATAAGCCTGTACGTTAGTACCAATGACTAGACCAAGGTTAGTACGAGCTCCTGAGGCATCTGAGGCCCCTGTACCACCATCTGCTACAGCAAGGTCAGTACCACCAGTCCAAGACCCACCAGTCCAAGATCCATCTGTAATAGTTGGAGTGGTTATAGTAGGAGTATTTACTGTCGGAGACGTAAGAGTTTTGTTAGTAAGCGTCTGAGAACCAGTGGTTGTTACGATTGGAATACCATTATGGGTAAGGGTTGTTACATAGAGGTCAATAGAACCTCCACCAGTAGTACCATCCCAGAGACCAATCGTCCAATCATCAGCAGTACCTTCAGAATCAATGAACAACATGGGTTTACCAGTTGCATAGTCTGTAGGTTTGAATTCCATATATCCAGCAGCAGTACCAGCAGTACCTCTTGAAATGGTTTTCAATCCAGTAATAGTCTGAGCACCAGCCAGCATTGTAGCATAAGTATCAACGTAAGCCTTTACAGACTGTTGAGTAGGGATTGCTGTTGCTGAATTGGTAACCATATTATCTTCATCGAGAACACTTACTTCAGCAGCATTTGCAGTGCTACCAGAGGTATTCCCGAGAACTTTCATAGAGCCTACTTGAACAATATTGGCAAGAGGCAACCTACCAGTAACAGATGCAGACAGGCTTACCTGTGGTCCATTACCAGTAGTGCCATCATGAGTATGTCCAGTAGAACTAGAGAAAGCACTCTGAAGAGCATTAAATTCGGCATTCAAGGGAGCTGCGGAAACATCAGCACCAGATACAATCTCGGCAGTACTCTGTCTTGTGTAACCAGCCATTTATCTTTTTCCTTCTGTAGAAAATTCTATAATAAATCCTTGAATCGAATGAGACTCAGCAATTTGGTTTGTTGTAAAAGTGTATTGTACACTCTTGAAGCTCTGTTCTAGGTCATAAGTAATAACTGGGTAGATATCGTCACTAGCGTAAATAATACCAGTTCCATCATATTCAACACCGACACCATCATATACCGAAGTAGTCTCACCAGTAGCACCTGTATATGGTGCCACAATTACAATTTCAGGATCTTTCCAATCGAACCTAGCAGTAACAGTAACTTCAAAAGATGCTTCAGGTTTGGTAAACAATAGCATTTTTCTTGCAAGCTTCCTGATCAAGGGGTCAGAGAACGCCAAGTAAGGTGTCTTATAGGTTGAAGTAATATTCTCCCCATTGAATGACATACCAGACTCTTGTTTGTAGACCCCACCGTTATAGTCACCATGGAATATGGTCTCTACGTTATTGATGTAGTCAACTTCAGTACAAGATGTTCTGATACCAGTCAGTTTGGAGAACTCAAGGCTTACACCATTGTTACCATCTCTCAGACCACCAATAAGTCCAATACCTACTGCCGTAGCAGAGGGTGTTGAAACGAAGTACCTAAATTGAGACTTACCTTTAATAACAACACTATTAAGGTATGCCAAGTCATAATTTGATTGAAGTTCATTGACGTACTTTTGGATAGGTCTTGAAACAGATGCCAGATTAACATCACCAATCTTGTCTGTACCTGAGACAGTTCTTACACCATCTTGGGCCAAGAAGAACACATCACCATTAACTTCAATAACAGAGTCAGGGGCAATACATCCAATATTAGATGCGACATCTTCAATAACAAATGTCAGATTTGATTCAACGACTTTTCTGATACGCTCTCTTCCGAAAACAAACAGGGAGTCTCTGAATGCCATAATAGCTTGAGCAGGAGCACCAGCAGACAATTGACCTGCACCAGATGCTACTGTAAAGTTGAATGGATCTTCAGGAGCTGAGTGAGCAATCATGGAGTCACAATCACAACCACCTGCCAAGAAAATATGATTCTTGAATACTTTGATAAACTGAGGGTGATTAATCATCTGATCCCCACCCGGAGAAGCACTTGTACCTGCTCCTGCATCTGTCAGTTGATACCAAGTAGTTCCATCATATAGAACTGGCTGATTTACACCATCTACAAGCATTACATAATTAGTACCACCAAACACAAATTTCTCATGCCTGATCTTCACAATAGAATTACCACCCGATGTGGTAGCAAGAGTAAGACCGGTTGTTACAATAGTCCACCCAGTAGCTGAGTCATATTCGTAGAGTTCATACTCTGCTGCACCTTGTTGTTTTCTGGCAGCAAAGATGTGGTCATTATTGGTCAAGTCTGTATATACGATAATACCAAGGATGGGTCCTTCGGCACCTGCATCATCTACAATCTCATAGTCAGCGTCATAGGGAGCAAACCCTTCGATCCTACGATAACCACCATAGAGACCTACTTCGTAATTAATAAGTTCTGCTGCACCACCGGGAGTAACACTATCAATAAGCAAGTGATTCTCAGTCGTGTTTAAACCCCCTGCACAGAGCACTGTGAGCTGTTGTAGATTATCGGCCATTATACCCTACCTCCTACAAGAGAACCTCTCCATGTGCTTCCACCGAAGTTTACACGAGTATCTGATACATCATCCTTCTTTGGCATAAGAGTATGTCTCATATGATTGATACTTCTCTCAACTTCTGGAAGCCAGACAGATACCTGTTCCGAGTTATCCTTGTGCATGTAAAAATGTTTAAGCGCTACATTAATAATAACGTAGTCAAATTCTTGGGGAATAGTTGTCTCATCATCGTGATCAACTAGTTCAGTTTCTTTTACATAGTACTCATAACCAATAGTGAATGCTTGATCAGGGGAGGGAGTAACACCAAAGGAATTGAGTTTCGACTTACTAGAGTCAAAAACAAATACAGGTGTTCCCCTTCCATCTGATCCTGCGTCAAGATCCAGTGGACGATATTTCTTCATCCAGATATCTCTTGTAATCCTGCCTAGAGGAGTAGTATTAACTGAGAGTGCATCATCCTTTACAATGTAGAATGATTCCCAATCTGCTTGTTTCAGTGTAGTGGGGAAATTGTATTCTGTAGTTCCTACTACAAGTAGCTGTGTTCCAGTCTCATACTGGTAAGGCCACTCACGCTCTTTAGCATCAATCTCTTTAATGGCAGCTCGGATACAATCCTTGGCAGTTGCCTGAGTTGATCTTGCAGAGGCAAAATCAGTTGAAGTCAATTGACCCTCTAGCAACCTTCTCAAAAGTTCGTTAGTGAGTTCCAGATATGTGGAATTTGCCATATTTTAAAACCCCAATTTGTATTTGATTAAATTAAACAAGTCTTGTATGAAGAAAGAGATAATACCTGCAATAGCTGAAACCAGCATAATAGCTCCAATAGTTCTTTCTTTCCACACCCTGATTTCTTTGATAACAGGAGATGCCTCTTTGAAATCTCTTTCTAGTCCATCTAGGACTACAAGTTTCTCTTTGACAAACTCTCTGAATTCTTTGTCTTCTCGTTTTGACTCTTGGATTACGTAAGAGATGTTAATAATCTCAGCACTCAATCTACCCAAGTCAGAATATATCTCTTTGTCTTCCATAACCATTATCCTTATAGTAAGAACCGGGGGCTATTACACCCCCGGCTATTAGTTTAAAGATTAGCTCTGGAGAGCAGCGATACCGGGATTGTAGTCTTCACCACGGAGATCCACAACAACTGCATATACCCAGATCTTGCCCGTGAGGACAGTACCAGTCTGAGTAACAAGCAGGAGGTCGAGGGTGTCAGCAGTGGTTACAACTACAGGCTCCTGTACACCCAAGGGGGTAGCATAGGAGTCAACAGCAGCGCCGTCAAAGTCCCAACCGTCAACGATATTATCAACGTCACCGCCAGTAATACCAATGTCGATTGTGAGGTCAGTAGATGTGCCGGTCATTGCCGAAACCTTCTTGGCACCACCTGCAAGAATCATGCAGTTAGCGGGAAGATCAAGAGCTTCGATCACATCAGACTGAGCAAGGGCAGAACCCTTGGCCGTAACAGCAGCAGCAAGGTCAATTTCCTTGCCGATAAGGTACGGTACACGAACGTTACCAGAACGTCCAACGAAACCAACGCCAGTACCGGCGCGAGTTGCGAGATCAATAGTAGCCATTTTTTATTCTCCTTCAGAACTAAAAATTAGACGTTTACGTTGTAGATTGCACGGCACAGAGCCTGCGGACGCAAGATCTTACGGCCATACAGGTGCATACCACGAACAACGTCAGCGAAGGTGTCCTGAGAGCGGAACGATTCGGTCTTGTTGATCTGTTCGGCAGTGGCAACAGCAGAGTCGTGACCAGCAACGATGACACCATAATTGGCAGACGAGCCATTGTTGTCAGCAGTACCAGAGCCAGTACCAATGTAAGGGAGGTTATTCGAGCTATAAACTCGGAAACCACGGATCTTGCCATTGGACAGGCGGCCATTAGAAAGCTGTTCACCTTCTTGGAAGTCACGGTCCATGAACTTCGAATTTTCATCACGAAGGATTTCTTCGAAGACGGGATCAACAACAACCCAACGACCATCCTTATCGACGTTCTGCTGGTCCATAAGACGAGACATGCGCGAAAGAACTGCGAGAGGAGTTGCATCGTAAGTACCTGCTACACCAACTGCAATCGAGTCGGAGGCAGAACCACCGGAAACGAAAGAGTTACGAGCAAGCTTCATTGTGGACAGAAGTTCGTCGGAGTCAGCAGTAGATTCTGCCTTAGTACCAACAGCCGTAGTACGAGCTGCCCATGTACCAGTGTCCTTGGTGAAACCAGCGAGGTAGCCAAGGATGTCTTCGTCGTACTTGTCTGCAAGCTTGTAGGAAGCACGATCAGAGGCCATCGAAGACCAGTTAACATGCGACTGCTTCTTTTCGATGTCATCGACATTGAACTGGAAGTAATTCGAACGGTCCACAATCAGAGTGAACGATTCGTCCGACAGATCCTGCGAGTTAAGCTGAGTGCCACGGGCATACGGGCTAACAACGATTTCAGGTTCCTTGATGATCTCAACCGAGTCACCAAAGTTAGAAATCTCGCCAAAATACATTTTGTTATCTTAGGTGCATTTAACACCTAAATCTATAAGTTTCCTTATAGTTCAGACTATATCATCACTACTATTAATAGTAGCGTCTAGCGCTCTTGTGAAGTATGTACTTGGTAGTTTATATTGCATTTCGGGAATTATATAGTCTTTGATCAACGACTCAAATTTGATACTCTCTTTCGAGTTAAATACCAAATTCCACTGATCTCTTTTCATATAATGTCTTTTTTTCACAGAAATATCAAATTTATCCTTAAAATAGGAGATGGCTCTATCAGCCTCTTCCTCAGAAAAATACGTGTATAATCTCATCTCAACAGAAGATATCTTTCCATTCCACATACTTTTACTTATTCCACCATCATCCATATACCAAAGTGCAATGGCTTGTGGGGTTAAGTATCTAAACACTTTATCACTAAAGTACTTTTTATCGTTTTTAGAGTACAGTGTCCTGTGGAAAAGTCTAAACATCTTATGACAACGAGAAAATCTAACACTTTCATATTTATCTGCAATCTGTTCTTTATGTATCTTAGGTAGTTTACCACCCATTATACTATGGAACAAATCTCTTTTATAGGTTAAGTATGCTTCTTGTTTAGTTGAATGACAAATCACATATTCGTAATAAACAGAGTCTTTGTGTTTTTTTGTCTTTAAACAACCATCACCAAGAAGCATTCCGAGGATCACTCCTCTTTTCTGAATGCTCATATAAACTCCTTACTGGCTCTTTGGCCTGTATCTAATAAGTTTACTTCTTAGTCGTTGCGCCTTCCTATTGCTAGGCTTGGCTCAGGATTACCTTTTAAGGCTTCCCCTGAATTCACTAGATTTTATTCCGACTATTTTTCGGTTAATCGGAGTTAGTAATATCGGCAACGACAGACTTCTTGCGAAACTGCTTCTGTACCGACTTAGAGTAAATGACGGGCGACCAAACGCCACCCTGAAGCTGGCCGTAGCCGGGAGCTGAATTAAAAGCCATTTTGTAGTCTCCTTAGTTATATTAATGTTTTTGAGTCATCGTCAGAGGACGATTTGATTTTTGTTGACAAAAAGATTAATACGTCCTAGAGGCCATTTATTAATAGGTTGTCACTTGGGGATCAATCCAAGCAAGGCTTAAATAATTGGGTATTCTTAGAAATGTATTGCATCTTGGTAGATGGATTAACGAGCACCACCCGAAATATCCATTAGAATTTTTCCCTTACGCTGCGCTTCTAGGATTTTCTCTTCGTTGGCATCCCACCACTTAGATCCTGCACTTGCAATTTGGGATTCAGTAAACCAGTAATCACCAGAATCAACTTCTGGGGCGCTGGCTCTAACAGTCTTTACAGCCTTGGCTGCACTACGAGAAGTATCTTCGTCGTCTCCCGACTTCTTGGAATTCTTCTCTGTATGAAGTTGATAGCGATCCAACACAAGTGCTGCATCATCCACGTTAAAGCTTTTATAAATGAAGTCCTGATGATTCTGTTTCTGGGTCGACAACCATTCATGAAACTTGGGGTCTTCAAAGATTTCTTCACAATTAGGATGGAGCTTCTTGAGCTTCATCTTAGCCTTATCAGCTTCAATTTCTCTCTGTGTACTTTTGAGATCATTGATCCCTTCTTTACGCAGAATAGATTGTACCGTATCTTCGATCATTGCCTGATTGATAGCAGCAAAATCTGGATACGCTTTAATCCAAGCTTCAAGTTCTTCACGACTCTTCGGTGGAGCAAGGGCGTTCTGCTGTTGCCTCCGCAAAGTGTCCATTGTAGCTTGTAGTTTTTCCATTTCTGCTCGATGAGCAGCAGCACGTTCCTGTTCATGTCGTCTTAGATCACCATACCTCTTCTTCCAAGACTCGTCTTCTT